TTCTTTGAGGCTTTTTCCAATACGGTAGACCCATCTTTCTTGTGAGATACATCTTTACCATCTCCGTTACCGTAGGTACCACGTTTGCGATTTTCTTTGTTTAGGTTAGAACGCTTTCTGATTTGAAGCTCGGAGGAGTCATACGCCTTTTGGTAAGATTTATAGTTACCATTAGCGTACTTAGGTCCACTGTATTTAGACTTTCGGCCCATAAAGCCTCCGTTGAACAAGTTCAGGATCTACTTTAGGTAATACATTAGCCAGTTTATCAAGAGGGGAGCCCTCAAGAGCTACCCCATTGATATCATTTTTAGCAAGCCAATCACAAGCTGCTTTAAGGTCTTGTGTACTGGCTTCACCACTTTTAATACGTGCAAGGAACTCAGTAGTAACGAGGTTATGTAACTCGTTAAACATATCCTCGCTAGCTTTTTTCTTAGCCATTTCTTAGTACGATTTGGTCTAATTTATTTTCGATGCGAATCATGTGATCCTCCATCTTTTGAAGAGCCACTGAAAGTTCTTGTTTTTGAACGTAGTGTTCAGCAACACGTAGCTCTATCTGATCTACACGTTTATCGACTTCACCGATTTTAGTGTAAAGTCTATTATGGACAGACACAATAGCTGTAAAGAGAGCTATGCCTGCTGCTACTCCTGCTTCAATCATGCTGCTCCATCAACCGAATGAGTTTCTGTGCATAGACTGGATCTGTGGCGTAACCTTCTTTCTTAAGGAGGTATGCACAATCTTCACGAGAGGTGGCTCGGTTGACGCCTTTATAGCCTTTGTAATCTTTGTACCACTGTGTGACAAGGTGATCTACACAGTCGTATGGAGTAGCGAAGTCTTTGAAGGAAGCTTTAATAGTCACAGGACCATTACCATAATCTTCCCAGGTGGTCTTAACAGTACCAGTACCTTTAATACCAAAGAAGTTATTCTTACCGGATAGTGCTGTACCAAATGCACTCTCTAGTGCCCATTGTGCAGCGACTACTTCTGGGAACTTAGCACCGGCTGCCTTAGCTGCAGCTTCAATGCCTTCCCAAGTATTAGTAAATTGTTGAGGAGCTACAGGAGTAGGAAGACGCCACAGCTTTACCCACTCCGCATCATCAGACAAGCCATAAGACCCCAGAAGACGCTCTAGAGCCTCAATGGCTTGCTTTTGATGAGGTAGCCCCTTGTAGTTTTTGATAACATCAAGAAGCTTGATACTCATTTTTGAAATGTATCCTTAATTGATTGAATCTTGTCGTCTTCAGTGCGGTGAGGTTTGATTGCTTCCACACCACGCAGCAGTACTTGTACGATGCTGTTTTCACGCAATTTAGAGGCACCAATAATCTCGGAACCAATAAACAGTGCAAAGAATGCAAGTGCCTCGTAGGACACTTTAATGCCAAGGATGGTAATCATTTGGTTTACCTATAGGTAAGGTGTATCAAGCCCAGGGGATACCTGCAGCTTTAGTAGGAGCAAGCTTTTCAGCAATCTGTGCATCAAGTGCTTCTTCGATTTCAGTGACTTTCTCTTCCGTGAGTTGATCACGCACCCACTGCACTACTGTTTCTTTAGTGAGGGTGGCATAAGGGATGGCAGACTCGATGGGTTCAGGGGCTTCAAAGCCAAGAGACCCATAGGCACCGGCTTGTTCACCATCCTTATAACGAGTAATAGTGTAGTGAACCGTGTAGACAATACCATCGGAGACAGTACGCTCCATGTTAGCGATGTCGATTACGGTGAAAGGAAAATCAATACCAGGGGTAGTCATGATTGTTGTTGTTGTATAGATAAAAGAAAAGGCACCCCGCATTGGAGTGCCTATGTGTAGGTGAGTAGAGAAGGGGACTTAGATGCCTGCCGCAGTTAAACGAGCCTCAAGACTTTCGATCTTGGCAACAGCTTCCTGCAACGCAGCAGTCAGCAGCGGCACCAACTTGGATTGGTCGATGCCTTGGTATTCAGGATTGCCCTCATCGTCCACTGCATCCTTCTCGCCAGTGATGGCTTCAGGAACAATGTTCTGCACCTCATGAGCCAGGAAACCATCAACAGTCTTGGTGGGATCCGCGATGAAGTTGAAACGGCTGGGCTTCAGTTGCTGCAGGCGGGTGATGCCGTCAGTGACAGCGGTGACATTTTCCTTGAGGCGATAGTCAGATGAGGTGTTGTAGGCGGTGGCGGAACCACTCGTAGTAATGCTCCCAACTACGCTGGTGGCAATGGTAAATATCTGACAATACCTTGTCGCTGTAGAGTCGGTTGCAATTTCAATACCAGCGTTTACGCTAGATGACGAGGAGTTTGTAAGTATGGGAGGTACGCCACCAGCGGCCCTGCTAATTGTTGTGTCGGGCGCAGTGCTAAAAACACAACGACCATCAGACTTAAGTGTAATACGTGTTGTCGGAGAAGACGCCCCATCCGCCGTTGTAGAAAATACGAGGCGGCCTGGCATGTCATTAGCGCCGGGGGTGCCGTCGCATTGTGCTGCAACACGACAAGAGTCTACAAAGTTTGTTCCGTCGCTTCCTTGAAAGGAGATTACTCCATAACTGTCGCCATTCTGAACTAGAGTATTTGATCCATTACTTGTTCCTCTTGATTTTGCAAGTACAAGAGCGCCACTAGAAGCATCAGCGCTATTTCTTATGATACTAGAGTTACTCGTTGGTCCGTTTGTCCCTTCTAGTAGTACCGATGGCGCAAGGCCTCCTGAATAAAGATTGCTACGCGCACTAGACGTACCAACTAAGAGCCTGCCGGAGCTGTCGATGGTTGCTCTAGCTGTAGGGCTTGCTGCTCCATCCGCAGCAGTGGAGAAGATCAATCTTGTAGGACCATCTCCTGTTGCCCAATTTCCATCGGCAACTGCGATGATTTGCGCACCGTTCTGCGACGCAGCATCACGGAATTGCAAATAACCAAGAACATTGCCTGAAGTCGGATTTGTTGTTCCAGTTTTTATTGACACAATTCCCGGACCAGAAGCTGAGCTTGAACTGCCCTGGAAAGACGCTGCAACACCTGCAGACTCACTAGACGTGCCAACTAAAAGGCGTCCTGAACTATCGCACCTGAAGCGTTCGTTTAGGTTGGTATAAAAGGCCAATGTGTTGTTGGCAACGCTGTATCGGATTTGTCCTGCTGCGTTAGCACTACCTGCGGAAGTGTTTTGCCCAAAGAAGATCCTGCAGTCGCCTGTGTCGTTAGTGAGATTTAAAATAGGACCAGTACCAGACGTGGAACCATGTAAATGCAGATCAGTAAGAACGCTCGAGGTGCCAATCCCTACACGGCCTGCGGAATCAATTCTTACTGCTTCAATAACACTAGATGTGCCTCCCCTTTTTGTTCCAAGTGTTAGGGCTCCAGCTCCACTACCAGTATGAACCAACCGAATGGCACCTTGAGCAGGTTGAGCGCCATCTCCTGTGGCTTCAAAAGTTATGCCCGAATCAACTCCTGCAGTCGTATTTGTATTTGAGGCTCGCAGCGTAGAGGTTGTTGCAAGCATATTCGCAGACGAATACACCGAGCTACTGGAAGTTGAGGCGTGGCATATACCAAGGGGCGAACTGGTCCCTATGCCTACGAGCCCTGTCGGGGTGATGCGCAGGCGTTCGGTGCCATCAATCGCAAATCTAATGAGCGAATCACTTTTTTCGTTATCACGGTCGGCTTCAAGCAATAAATCACCACCAGCACCAGAGATTTGGCAATCAGGTGTTCCAGCAGCATCACTGTCGGTAAACCTAATTGCTGGGGAAGCGCTTTCGAGATGTAACAATACTGCTGGAATCGCCTTTCCTACACCAACGTTCCCACTCGCATCAACAAACAACCGCCCAGTGCCATTAGTGCTCAGGGCTAGTTGATCTGCGCCGGGGCTGTAGATGCCCGTATTAGCGTCAAAGTAAATGGACGGTGATGCAGCACTACCTACAGGAACTCCAAGAGCCCCAGTCATAGTATCGCCATTAAGGCTTACTGTAGTAGTATCAACGTAGTTCTTTGTTGCAGCATCTTGAGCACTAGAAGGTTCAGCAACATTAATGATCTTATTGCTGTTCATAGTCAGCACATCATTAATGCTGACATTACCAGTACCATCTAGCAAACTATTACCATTCAAATCAAGGTTAGCACCAAGAAGAGCATTACCACTAGGATCAACAGCAAGTGTAGACAAATCAAGTGGGAATGAACCAACAGCAACAGAAAGACTATTACTTTGCTGATCAACAACAAAGAAGTTACCTAGTTTAAACTTACCGTTTTGATCAGTAATAGCAGTCCAAATCTTACCGTCATTCAACTCAACAATTTGAGCAGCATCAACGGGTACACCACCGTTCTCAGGTAGTGCAGAGTAGTTAGTGCCAGAACCACAGTACTCCATGGTATGACCACTAGAGGCAACCATAGAACGTAGGTAGAAGCTAACAGCAGAGCCACTAGCAACAGCACCATCAAGACCAAGGTTCTGAGTTCTATCAGCAGGGTTGGGGCGACTAATAGTAACATCCCATCCAGCACCATTAGCAGTAGCAGACAAGATTGGGTAAGTATTACCACCGATGTCTACAAGCATATTACCTTGTGGACGTGTAGCACTACCATGCCAGTTAGCGCCAGCAACCGGAGCACCAATGGTAAAGGTAATAGCTTGATCAGCTGCATTAGCAGTTGTTGTGGCTGTAAAGA